ATGTTAAAGGTGTGCCGGTCAATCCGAAGACTAACCGGCACGAACCCACCGGAGCGAACAGTGGACTAGGATGCAGCCGACTTCAGCGCAATGATTGGACGGTTCCGAATAGTCTCGCCGCGCTCGTGGTTGTTGATCGCGATGCGTTCGGTCGTTTTTACGCCGATCTGGTCAAACTCAAAGTAGCGCTCAGTGGCAATTTCGGTTCTAACGCTGCGGCGAGTTCCGTAACTTGAAGACAAGCGAAGGTCACCGAAGTAGGCCAGAATGGTCGAAATTAAAGTGCCACTTGTGCTTGGCATAACCTGCACAAATGAAACCGGATATCCGAGGAACATAGGTTGCATAACACCGTTTGAAAGCGTTACGTTGCTGTTCCCGCCCGCAGCATTCATTAGCCGATACGCACTAGCGTAATAGACAGCGGAATGCATGAACCAACGTGGTGATGCCGCAGCGTACTGTGGATACAATCCCAGCGCAGCTTCGAAGTCGGCAAAATCAAGAGTGGATGCACCCACGTTGCCAGCCAGTGCGTCTTGAATAGCGCCTGATGCAAGCGCGTTTTTCAAACCAAGTATGCCACCATACGTAGATGTTCCGTCGCCGTTGAATGCAGCGTCGTCAATCTTATCGGCCATCGAGTAAGCCATCGACATAGTGAGCATGTCACCAATGTCAATAACCGCATCCTCATCCAGTTCGGAAGATACACGAGTAAGCGCCGCCAACTTGCGAGCCATCAATTCAGCTTCGCCGATTACCGGATCGCTGGCAGTGATTTCTCCAGTGTTGGAGGAATTCGCTTCGCCGACCCAGTAAGCCACAACATCCGTGAGTAACCGAGGAACTCGGATGATATCCGCGCCCATCGGAACCCTGTTTGCAAACTGCGGGAAGACGCCCCTTTCCTCTCGCAGGCGAATCATAGCGGTCTGCATTTCCTCAGGCACCATGAAGCCACCCTTACTGTTGTCGCTGGTACTCATCGCAGCAGAGACGTCAAGCAATCCGTGGTTGCGGCAGAAATGAATTGCTGCCGAATTGCCGAACACCTTAGCGAGAATCACATTGCCAGCGATGTATGCGTTGCGCTCCGCATCTTCGCCTTTGAATGCCTTCAATTCGCTGTGCATTTTCGCTTTGGCCGGAACCTTGATCGCTGAAAAGCGATAGTTACTTGCTTCTCGCGAAACGATCTCGCCACGCTCTTTTTGCTGATCCGCAATCTCAGCGTCGATGCGTGCCGATGCTCGCTGATTGCGTTCGTGCTCAACCTTGATCGCTGTCTTCAGTTGCGCGTGGCAATTAGGAATAAGCTTTTCGGCAAGATCCGTTACTCGAACGGTTTCTTCCGGGGTCATTTCGCGTTCTTCGCGCTCGCCGACGGCTACAATCGCATCCAATTCGTCGCGATATTCGCCGATCGTTTCGTTAATCTGACTTGCAGTTCTCATTGTCTGGCCTCTCTTTAGTGAGCAGGCCAGATACGAAAAAAGCAGCTTGGCCTGCGAACGTGAAAACTAATGTTTCTCGTTGCTGCCGTGCTGCTTAAGAGTCTGACGGTTGAGCGAATCGATTTGTTGAAAAGTGCACGCCGGAAATGACTGTTCGCCGCGCGAACGCAATGCTGCAGCCATACCGGCCATGTGCCCGTCTATATATAAGCAAACTATTGTCGCAATGTCAAGCAGTTGCGCGAATAAATCCTCGACACTCACCTAAGGATTTAGGTTTATCCGTCAATTTCCAATACTCAATATCTTTGAATCCAGCCGCTTGCACCATCGACGCCCAGCACTTTATCGTGGCTACCCACCAGTTGCTGCGGTTCATTCCGTACTCTTCCCCTGGGTAAAACTCAGCTACCATTTCACTGCCGTCATAGACTTTATCCGAATAGGCCGACTTCATATTGTCCAGGATTGCCGTCTCAATGTGAATTGTTCCTCCTCGTCGCGTTAATTCGAAAAGATCCCGAAGTGCCTTGAATGGGTTTTGTAAATGATACAAAACACCAAAAAGGAAAATGCAATCGTACCGCCCGCCCTCATGTCCTGAAATATATTCAACGCCACGTTCAATTCGAGTGCATTTATTTCGATAACCTAATGCATCCGCACATAGATCAAATGTTTGCCACTCATTGTCACGGTCGGCATTGGTTATCTTCCCGCAAGTGTCCGAAAAATCATCAACTGCATAAACATGATCGGCACCACGCTTGATCGCCTCAAAGGTCCAGAATCCATCCCATGCGCCAACGTCAAGCACAGTCTTTCCAGTTAGATTATCTGGAATGTGATAGGCCCCGACGCTAATTGGTGCCCATCCAGGCGTCGTTATTCCATATGGCAATTCAATGCGATGATACCAGTACGGAATAGCCGCAACAGCCGCTTCTAGCTCTGATTTTTCCATCGTTTCGCTCCGATGTGTTTAGTTACTTGGAATTCTCGCAATCATACTTCTCGCCTCAGCTATCGTCATTCTCAAATTTGAAAACTTAGCCGCCTCGCGCTTTGGAAATGGTGTCCGATCTCCTGCTTTGATTTCGCGATTCTGGATCAGGCTAGCCGGTACATTGCGTGCGATGTGACGCAGGCCTGCCACCACCGGCTCAATTGCTGCACCATCCATTGTCGCTAGCCCATCAGCAAAACCTGCGTCAACTGCTTCCTGGCCAACGTACCACGACTCGTTCAACATGATGGTCTTGATCTCATCAACCGTCCGACCGCTTCTTGCTGCGTAATCCGGAATCATTCTCTGCGCGTACTTATCAAGCACGTCAGCATCTTTCCGCAGTTGCGTAGCATTGCCAAGACTGATTGACCACGGATCGTGAATCATCGTCATCGAATTAGGAGCCACCAGCCGCGTCGTACCAGCTTGCAGAAGATAGCTACCCATCGACGCAGCAAGCGAGTCAACTATCGTTGTTACGCCTCCTGGATGGCTTTTCATCGCGTTGTAGATGGCAATGCCTTCATCGACCGATCCGCCAGGCGTGTTCAACCGCACAGTTACGTGTTTGTCTCGCATCTGCGCGAGCGCCCCGATCACGGACGCACCGTCAATCAGTCCCCACCATCCTGGACCGATTTCGTCGTAAATTAAAATCTCTGAGGTGTCTAAATTAAACGAGAACATTTTTAACTCCTATTGAATTAGCACGATTGGACCAGCTTGAAACGCACTTCGCCACGTTTTCAGCAAGGTTTTCGTTAGTGGAATAGTCGCAAACCTCAAGTATACGCGCTCTCGACTCAGTACAGTGCGATGTCGCTTCGTCGCGATCGATACCTAGTTCTTCGATCGTATCAGCTAATTTAGGAAGCCAATTTGTATCGTAAAAAGAATCAATCCATTGCAGGAAATTCTTTCCCTTGGAAGTCGCTTGCGATGCGCCTTCGCAAACTCGCTTAGCTTCCGTTGAAATCATCTGCTTGAGCCGCGAATCTATGGCTCTACGTGCAATTTGCGTAGCGTTTCCGTCAGCCGGCGGTGCTTTTGTCGCAGGTAATGCGGCAGCACCTGGAGTGATAGCAGGGTTGCGGAACTCGTCGCCACCATCGTATGGATTCATATCGAGTTTATCTCGAGCTTCGTTCGGACTCATTATCGTAGCCGCGATCGCACCAGCAAGTGATGTGATAGAAGTTTGGAAGTCTGATTTCAGTAATGCAGCCGTGTTGAACCGCACAAAGTAGGATTCAGCGTCGAATTCTCTGCGAGGCAGCAGCTTATATTCGAGTTCTTCCTCCCATCGCTTCAGTAATTTATTCAAGCAATTCATTAAATACGCAAGGCTTTTCTGCTCTAACGAATTGTAACTGACACTAGTATCGTCACCTAAAATAGACTCTAGTCCGAGATACAAAGCCGCGTCTTGACGTTGAAACTTGCGGTTCTCAAGCATTTCCGCGTCTTTATTCGTCGAACCAAGCACGTTGGCAGTCATGCCATCGCGTAGCAGTCCAGGCAAACCCGCTTTCTCCTTACCATAGTGCCTCTCTTCAAAGGCTGTCATGAATTCCTGCGCGTCCTTCTCGCCTCGGAATGTATTCGGCCCAGCTTGCAGCATTAGAGAACCGCCAAAGCCCTTGTCGAGCTGCTTGGCTAGCCGCGTTTCCGTCGAGATCGATGCACCTAAGTTACGCTGTGCAATTTTCCGCAGTGCTAATCCATTTATGCCGTCCAGCGACAAACCAGGAATGTGCATTACATCCGCATCGTTGAGCTGAATCAGGCCGTCTTTCTTGCCATCAATTGAATTGAAAAACAGACGCAATCTATCATCTTCACTTGGCCGCGAACCATGTATCTTGATTCCGTCGATCATCGTCGTGACACTGCAATCAGGTAGCAGTGGAATTAACTCAACTGCAAGACCTCCACGCCTTACGATCGCAGCCCTACCGTTGCCATCCAGTAGACAATGAGTCGCCAACAACTCTTTGAAAACGATTGGAGTTTGATATGCGTTAGGCCGACGCATCAGCTTGTGGAGATTATGTTCGCGGTCTCGCTCGCTGCCTTTTGGTAGCCGCTTGTAGACGCATATCGGAAGCTGTCCAATGTGGCCGCTGATCTTATTCACACCGTGCCAAATAGGAGCGTAAGACAACGCCTTTTCGCTGCTAATTCGCTTCTCATAGTACGCATCACCATCATCAGACCAAGCACCACCAAGCAGCCTGGACAGCCAGCCACCGGTCAAATCAGCAAGTACGTTTATCATAGGTATAGTCTTCCTCTAGATCGCACTGGTTGAAGCATTGCTACCCGCAGCGCCATGGTCATCGAAACTATCGGATCGATTTTGTCCGAACTCGCTCCCTTGTCGTACATCCAGTGGTTTTCCTTATTCTTAACAATGATGGCGTTACTTGCGCACCATCGCAGTAATTGGCATCCACCGTGACTGAATCGCTTATCGTGAATGCAAGCGTGCAATTCTCGAATTGGCTCGTTAAACATGTGAGGCTTTTGTGTAAATCTCAACGCCTGCATTCCTGATTGCGTAATGTCTTCGCTGAATTGCTGTGCGTTATGTGGATCGTAAGCTGCTACTGGGACGTTAAGGTCGTAGCAATCCATTAGCATGTCATCTCGCATATCTATGACTGGCTTGCTTGTGACGCTAATTTTTCCAGTGTAAATCAACTCCGCAAACGGTTGCTTGCGCAGGTCCCGCACAGTATCCGATGCGATGTAAGCCCTCGCCTTCGCCTCGTATCTCCATATTGGGTTTTCGTCAGTACCACCAGCAAGAAATCTGGCAACGATCGCATAGGCCCCAAGGTCATCGCGTGCGCCTAAGTCTATACCGCACCCAAACGCATCCGCTTGCGACCAATCGCTAAGCGGCGCATTGCATAAGTCCCAATCCGCTATGTCAAACGCCCTTTCAGTAGATGAAGTTATTTTATTGCAATGTTTCGATACAAACACAGGATAAAACGATGGCTTATTCTTTGCATCGCGTGCGTTCTGCCGCATGTATTCCATGCTGACTGATACACCTAAGTTTGGATTTGCTTTTATCCAGCAAGCTTCGTCTAGCGGATCGTCATCGTCATCAATTTCTGCAATATACGCAAAGATCGTTTCGTCAACAAAGTCATTTAATACAACGCCTCTGCAATGATTGTATTCTTCAAGCCAAATGTGCGAAGACTCAGTTCCTGCTGTAGTAATTGTAAGCTGTAAAGGCTGCGTTCTAGATCCACCTCCAGTGGTCATAGTGTCGTGAAATTTACGCTGTGATTCAGTAAACGCATGCAACTCGTCAAATATTACAAAGTGGGGATTAAGGCCATCGAAAGGCCTGTCGCTTGACATAGGACGAAAATATGAATTAGTGCTTTTCACAAACAGGTTGTTCACATGGCTTGAAATCAACTTATTTAATTGCGGAGACGAATTCCTCATCCTCACTGCCTCATCAAACAGGCACTTAGCTTGCTCTTTTTTCGTCGCAGCTACATACACCTCTGCACCTGGTTCCCTATCTAGAGTAAGGCCGTAAAGCCCCACACCAGCAGCCTCCGTTGTCTTTCCGTTCTTTCTCGCTATCGCGATATGTGCGCGCCTGAACCGTCTCTTGTGATCGTCTCGTCGCTTCCAACCAAAAATAGACCACTTAGTAAACACTTGCCATGGCGCTAAATCCAATGGAAGGCCCGCGAATTTTTGACCCTTTGAATGTCTCAGTGCTAATGGGAAAAACCGGCAAACGTCATCGGCTTCCTTTTCATCGAAATAGTAGGGGAATTCTGCTGTGTCTTGATGGCTTAAGTCGCGAAGGTGCCTTTCGCACGCAGCTTTGACTAGCTTACTTGCCACTATATGCCCAGTTAGTACATCATCAACATATTCATTGACGATAGATTTATGACTCACTGCACAAATCAATTTTCACTCATCCTTCTGTTTAAAAATTCCACAAATGGATCTGCATCTTCCTTCTTTGCTACGTGCAATCGACTGCGTGCGCTAGGTGTCAAACCAAGTTCAACGAGTAGCTTTATCATCCGGTCTGCGTATTTATGAACCTGCTGAGACTCTGGAGACGAAACTAACGATCCACTTCCGGTTATCGTCGCGCAGTTGCCCTCCCTAACAACCTCACTTAGCCATTTCCACTGCGAATAACTTGAGCAGTACGCTTCCAGTATCGCGTAGTCTGCAACCGTCAATATTCCCATGTCATCGAGTGTCTTTGTCGTGCGGTCCCAGCACTCTCTAGCCACTGAATCCGACGCCACCGATGGCGGAACATCAGGGAATCCGACAGTTGCTGTTGGTTCTGACTGATTGCGACGCTGCGGATCTTTTGTGTATGCCCCTGATGCCTCTTTTGTTGCTGTCGGAAGCGGTTTTCGCCCTCTCATGAAACTAACCCT